TGCTTTATGGGTCGTGGACAACTGTCAATTTGACCAGTTGATACTGGAGTTTTACAAGGAAGGTGAGCCGTCTTCTGGCTGGGTGCATTGCAGTTATATAATAGACGGTGATAACAGAAAATCTGCGCGAGTGTTTGACGGCAAAAACTGGAGCGCGTTGTAAGATGGTAGACGTAGGTAGTTATGTTGGTAACATAGTAGACAGTGCAATGGAGCCTGTTGGTGGTGTTCTTGGCGATGTTGCAACCAGTGTTGGTAACATAGCGACTGACCTTGGCGGAGGTATAGCTGGTCTTGCACAAGACACAGGTAGTCTTGCACAAGATGTTTATAACAACACTGTGAATGACCCTGGAGCCATGATGGGTATAGCAAATGTTGCGGGTCGTGTCGCGGGTATCCCTGGATTAACCGCTGTTGCTGGCCCCGCGTCTATAGCTCTTGGCTACATGGGTCAGGGTGAAAGAGACAAAACACTTGGCATCAACAACCCTACTGCTTTGGGACGACTTGCCAGATCATTGGTTCCAAGCATTGTTCAACGACCTATTTTTGATTTCCTTGGTGTTACAGAAGATAATTCTTTCGGTGGCTATGGCACAGCGGAAGCTGAAGAAGAAGGTGTGGCTGGTATAGATACGTCAGGAACAAACCCTGATGCAGCTATTGGCGGTAGCGAATTTAGCATGGATGATCCTGATACCGATACCGACACAAGCACAAGCACCGATACAGGCGATATGCAAGACCCTGATGATATTGATTACGGTTACGACGAAGACGATGATTGGGCTGAAGGTGGTGCTGTTGGTTTTTCTGAAGGGGGGATTAAGTTTACTCCTGAAGAAAAAGACGAAAGATTAAAAAGACTTTATGGGGAGCGAGGATCTTTTGTAGAAAACCCTTTTTATACTGAAAAAATAACACCTGGAACTCGTAATGAAAGAACTAACATTTCTTTCAAGGGTATTCCTGTTGGGATAGAAGTTCTTCAAAATGTTCGGAAACAACAGTTAACTGCTTACCCTGCTGACGTAATGGAAAACAACAAGTTTAAACAACAAAAAATAATAGAAAGCACACGAAAAACTCTTAAAGGTACTTTCAAAATTGATGATGCTCGTGACTTTATGATAAAAAATCTTTTAAACCCAAACGAAATTAGAGCTTCCGTAACTAAATCTGAAGACGAAGTAACAAATGAGAATGCAGAAAAACTTAGGCGTGTTGCAAATAGTTTTGGATTTGGAACTACCCTTACACTTTCACCTGGTGATTTAAACGCGATAGTAAATGCTGATTTCACAACGGGTCCTAATTATAGAAACTTTTCTGGAAACGTAGGTATTCCGTTATCCGATGACACAACGGTAAATGTCGGAGCACAACGAAATTTAATAGAAGGCGGTCAAGATTTTAACACGTATGAGGGTGGAGTTAATACAAAAGTTGGGGGAGGTATTCTAGGTCTTAATGTTAGAAAAAACCCCAGAGAAAATTATTTTGGTATAAATTTTAACAAGCGGTTCTAACTACTTCGCTGAACCCCAGTTCTCGCCTAACCCTACATCGACCTTGGACGGTATCGTCAATCCCGGAGCGCATGTCTCCATCACCTTCTTAATCTCCGTAACCTGTTCGTCGCTCTCTATCGAAAAGCACAGTTCGTCGTGTACGGTGAGCATGGGCCAATGACCACGGTCCATGCAGTCTTTCATGGCTTGCTTGGTCTGATCCGCTGCGGAAGCCTGTATGAGCCTGTTAAGGGCCTTGTAAACAAAAGCAACCTGATATCTTTCTGGATTCATGCTGGCCCAGTTCTTATCCCTCTCCTCAATAGGTGTATTCAGAACATCAACCCAACGCTCCTCAAGCCTGTCTACGTGGATAGGAGCTTTACGTTCTTTAGAGTACCCTTTTAGTTCCCGCATAGGGAAACGACATTTGCGTCCAAGCAAAGTGCGAATCTCTGTGCGCTTGGATGCTATGTCCATAACAGACGATGCAAGTCCTCGAATAAACGGAACCTTTTCGTCGTACTCATTACGAAGTGTTTTAGCTTCTTCAAACGGTATATCACCAAGGGTCTGGGCCAACTTACCAATGCCCATGCCATACATAATCCCAAGGTTAATTGTCTTAGCGTGGTTTCTCTCAACGCCGGCCATGTCAGCAACTAATTGATGAAAGTCCAGATCATCCTTCTGGTACAGGTCTACGATCTCTTTAACTCTCTCGTTATCTCTGGTCGCAGGTGTAAGAGATGCGTAATGCATCAACCATCGTGGTTCCTGTGCGCTGTAGTCAAAGCTACCCCACCGACAGCCTTCCTCCGGGATAAACAATCCTCTAATGAGGGATTTTATTTCAGGATGTCTAGAGGGAACTTGCTGCAAATTAGGATTGCTTGATGAAAATCGTCCCGACACAGTTCCACCTTCATCTGAGCGCAACTGGTTAAACTGACAATGGATACGGCCATTGTACTGATGATTAAGGATTGTATCAACAAAGGTCGTGTTAGCTTTGTTATACTCACGAACTTCCAAAATTTTACGAGCGATAGGATGATCATGTGATTTTAAAAAATGTTTTGTAAAGCTTGGCGCATCTGACTTAGCCGTTCTCTGGTAACTTAACCCTAGATTATCAAAAACCATAGCTAAACTTTTAGCGTTCCAAGGCTCCAGGTGTATATCTGAGTCATCCTTTATTTCTTTAAGAAGTTTCTTTTCCTTACCCTCAAGAAAAGTCTTGGTCTGTTCTGCCTTGTCAACGTCAACCTTTACACCCCGTCTTCTCATCTCAAAAATCATGGGAAGAAGAGACAACTCAATGTCCAATATCCTCTCGCAGTCATCTTCTATAAGTTTCTTGTGGAGAACGTGCCACAAACGCAGAGTCAACGAGGCATCCATCTCTGCGTACTCTGCAACCCTTCCAGCTGGCAACTTCCACATCTCTGCCTTGGCATCGACACCGTGTTGGTGAGCCGCTCTTCTTAATTCATCTTCAGCTTTCCGCTGACCAAGGTACGTGGCCCCCAGTGCATTAAGGGAATAACTGAACCTGTTCTCGTCCAGCAGTGGTGCAGCAATCATTGTATCGAGTATTGTTCCCTTGACCTCAATACCCTCTGTAAGTAACCACCCTAAGTCATACTGTGCATTATGAAAAACCACGGACATGCCGTGGTTTAGTTGGTCTTGAAGCCATCTGAGCACAAGATCTTTTGCCATATTACCCCCGCCCTCATGTGCGATTGGCAAATAAGCACTCCACTCAGAGGCGGCAACAGCAATTCCTATAAGGTTGCCGTCTTTCCTAGACCACCCTGGTCCCAAGTTTATTAGATTTGGATCTCTTGTCTCAACGTCAACAGCAATAATCTTTTCCCCGGAAAGGTCCGGCAAATGCTCTGGCGGAAACCAAACTTTGTCGTCAAAGAGATCTTCACGCATTCTTTTCTTCTGTTATTGCTGCCCACAAAGCGGCGTAGGCTGTAGCGTCCACCCCATCGTCAGGGTTAAAATTTCCTAGTTCATTGCGAACCAGTTTAAGAAAAACCATGCACATAGCAACCTGCTCTGGCTTAACTTCTGTCTTTAAATACGTTGACCAAAGATCTGCTACCCTCTCATGCAATAAAACATAATCACCGTGCTGTTTAGCTCTTTCTCCACCAACAAGGCTTGCCGCCTTGTGTAATATCTCAGAAGGACTCATAAAGTGTAACTCCGGTTGGTTTGAGGTAGCATAATGTGCAAAGCCTTTTTGGTTCTTGTTACCGCAACGTAGTATACCCGGTGTTCCGTTGAAGGATTCTGTAAATACTCCTTGTGGGCCGCATAAGATAAATCAGGAACTATTAATACGTTGTCAGCTTCTCCACCTTTCATCGAATGAATAGTGCTCACTTTTATTCTAGGACTCCGTACATTATCCTTTCTCTTCAAAGCATTAAGCACATAGTTCTTTGTGTCAAGATCAATTTTATTTAACGCTCGATGCCACCTAATAGATCCGTCTACTTGTAAACCCAGACGATCCGTTGCTTCAGACATACTTATCAAAGCGTCAGGGTCCAACCCTAACAAGGCGGAGGATCGCGGTCCATGGCCCCTTGAGTATCCTTCCCCGACAGCCATAAAAGTATAAATGTTTCGTAACGCGGCTGGCGTAATTGTATCGCCTTTGCACCACTGTTCCCAAGATTGAATAGCATCATATGTCTTAGCTGGAATGCTGGGGTGACCGTTGCGGCTATAAACCCAACCTTCTTCCCTGAGAGCATGAGCATACTGTGACGCAATACGATTAGTACGAGCCATCAAGCACCACTCGCCTTCATGTAAAGGAACGTCCCAAATGTTTTGGTGATACTGAACGATGCCCTCTTCATCACGGGGGCGCCATATCTTGGGTGCTCGACCCATTATACGGTTGACAATGTTTTGAGCTTCTCTCCAAGTAGACTTAGGCAACCTGTACGACTGACTTAAAACAGTCTTCTTTTCTGTTGCGTTTAAAAATGCTTGAACGTCAGCCCCTTGAAAACCCATAATCGCTTGATCGTCATCTCCCGTGAAAACCTGTATGCGTGGCATCTGCCTTAAAACATCAATCATTGACCATTGTAGGGTTGACAGATCTTGTGCCTCATCGACAAACAAAGCTTCTATGCCAGGGGGCGCATCTGCCTTAATAAAGTTCTCAATCATGTCAGTGAAGTCAATCTTATTACGCACCCGCTTGTAGCACTCATAAGCGGCCACCAACCTCTTTAACTCTGAATAGTCAACAGAATAGTCTGCCAACTGCCTGTGCATCTCTGAAAGCGGAAGCCTCTTACTACGAGCCAAATGATACTGGCTCATGTAGAAGTCACCCTTCGATACACCCAACGTATCAAAATCAGTTTCTATGTTTGATTTCTTGTTTCCAAAAGGAATGCCTACAGCGTCTCCAATTTCCTTCAAGTCATCCTTACCCATCACCTCGTCAGAGCTATAACCCCCAGACCTAAACGCCATAGAATGCAGCGTCTGGAAATAGGGTAAGTCCTTTTCGTCTATGCCCCAATCACGACAAACTCTTTCACGGCTCTCTTGTGCGGCCTTACGGGTAAACGACACACAAGCAATTCGATCCGGCTCGATGCCTTGCTCAATGCATTCCCTAATCTTGTTGGAGTTGGTTTGGGTCTTGCCTGTTCCAGGTGGCCCAAGAATGGTTTCATGTTCTTCGGTCAAAACGGTGGGTCCTCCGGTGAGAATGTAACCTCCGGTAAGTCAACCTCGCCACGGTGCATCTCCGGCACAAACCACACCCGCACCGATTTCCAGTTATCGTTGTTGTCACGAAACCGATAGGTCTTGTCGGACTCCGCTCCATTGTTCATTTCTTTTAGGCGCTCAGTGATCTGACCGCGTGTGTATAACGTAAAATTATTGCGCTTCAGAAATTCCTGTAGGGAACTTAGCTTGAAATACGTAACG